GTCATTTGGAAAAGATGGCTTTGTCTCCGCAATTGGAGATTCACCACAAAAAGGTGACATGGCAAGGTATTACCATGAATTGAGTAAGAGGGATTTTGCATACTGTACAGATACTAGTGCGCAAGATTCCAGTGTTCCTGTTTGGTTCATTCAATCAGTCTACGATGAGATCATGAAAAAATATGATCTTGATGATACTGAATTGAACATGTTTGAAAATGTCGTTTCTAACTCCATTTATAAGTGTGTAAATGTTGCTGGTTTTCTCTATATGGTCCCTCGTGGATTGGGTTCTGGAGATTACCTTACAACCATCATGAATGTGATGTGGAGGTTTTACATGGTCGTCGAAAATTACCAACGTCCATTGGATTATTTCTTCGACCATAATACCACTGTTATAAACGGTGATGATTTGGCAATGTCGAGTGATTATGATGATCTCGATCTTTCAAGTAGATATGCCAAAATTGAGTGGGCTGGAAAATCAGTCCCCTGGGAAGAAATGGACTTTTGTTCCTGTAAATTTCTCCCAGATGTTCATTACGATGACCTCAAAATGAGAAGTGTGTTGAACAAACGTGTTCAAAAATCGCAAACGATGCACCCTGAATCTGAAATGCAGAGACTTGGTGGGCTTCTCAAAATCCATGTTGACAAACAATTTTACGTTGATGTTCTTGATAGAATGACGAAATTGCGTGATCAATATGGTCTCTTCTCTGAATGGGAAAGAGAATTTGTTTCTTACCACGAATTGTGGTCTGTTTTCAATCTGTTTTAAAGTAGATCGTACGTAATCATCTCTTCTTTAAAAATATGGTTAAGAATAACCGTTTCGGGAAACCGATTAGACAGATAAACATTAATACCGTTAAAAATCAAGTTTTGAGCGAACTCAAGGGTCAGCTCAAGGCTGAGGTTCTTCGTGGCCGCAGAAACCAGAAGAAACCTAAAAATAAAGGAAAGGGAAATTCGCGTCAAAATCAAGTGAGAAGTATCACTGATGTTCCTTTGGGTAATTCTCAAAGGATGGGTTTCAACCGCAACACAGCTTCCAAGACAGTCACAAAAGACGAGTACATTGGAGATGTTGCTGGCACTGCCGACTTTACTGTTTCACAATTTGCCGTGAATCCAGGACAAGGGCAGACTTTCCCTTGGCTCTCAATTGAGGCCAAGCAATGGGAGAAGTACCAGTTTGATAAACTGGAATTTTACCTCAAACCTGAGGTTACCCAATATACCGCGAATGCTAATTCTGGAAAAGTGATACTTTCATTTGATTCAGATGCAAGCGATGCACCTCCCTCTAATAAGCAGGAGGCTGAAGACGTCATGCCAATGGCAGATGGGATGTCCTATCAGACTATTAATTTGAACATACCTAAGTTCATTTTGAATTCTCATCATGATGCCTTCTTTGTCAGACCTGGAAATCTTCCAGGTGGTGCCGATATTAAAACCTATGACCTTGGAAACTTGTTTGTCTCCACAATTGGTCAAGGTGGCGCTGTTCCCAATATGATGGAGTTGCGTGTAAGGTACACTTGCACGTTGATGATTCCAATTTTGGAGAACACCGTTTCTGCTCCACAAAATAATCAGGTGACTTTTGTTGTTGACAGCGATGCCACGTTGGCTACTGCGTCACCATACACACCTGTTTTTGCTCAGGGTCCCACGACCGGTTTCCCGGTGACGAATGGTTTGAATATCTCCAGCGATGCTGGTCACTTCACTCCTCCACCTGGAAATTAAATCCTGTCGATGAATACAATTGTGACCAATTCGGACACAGCCTTGGGCATATGTGTTGTTGACATTTACAAGAATGGAGTCGGTCAAAACTTCCTTCCTGCTATCAACAACACTACTGGTTGGACCGGCGCAGACGCTGCTACAATCTCTCTCAATTACAATATGTGGATATCTTGTAATGGGACGGACGTCATCACCATGACAATCCTCACTGATTTTAGTGCAGGAGCAACAACAGCGACAACATCACTGTTGTTCATGTCCGTTTGAGTATGAGTTTTAACCGTAAGGTTCTCATTCTTTAATGGTCTCTACAAGGTTCAAAACTTGGATG